GGTTATCTGCCGGAACATTTCCGCTGTCACGGAACCATTCCACTTCGGTGGCACCGTCCGCCATCACATCATCCGTTATGTCAATTGTACCATAAAAAACGCGCCCGGACATTACCGTATCCACACCGCCTATGACGAATGCCTCCCCGCCTGAAAGGGAGAGCTGGAGCGAATACCTGCTGTCGCCCTCAAGGAGTCCCCATGAAGGGGAGTTCCACTTCGGTTCGTCGGTTGTCTTGTCCTTCAGACACCCCCACTTGCAGCCAAGATGATAGACCGTATGCTGTTCCAGCAGGGTATATTCACTACCAGAAGGCTTCGACAGTTCATGCTGAACAAACCGGTAAGGAGCACCGCTTTGGGCCGTTTCCAGAGACCAGACACCCCGGTCTACCTTGTTGGGTATGACATCGCCGTTGTGGTCGAGTTGGTAGAATTTCTCGGCAATGACCGTCTGTGCCATGACGCCTGTCTCATTCTCGGAAATCGGCAGCTTTTCAAGTGCCTTGGTACGGGGAAATCTGCCGATACTGATTGAGTAGTTGTAGTCCTCCAATATCGGCTTATAGACATTTGATAAAAACATGATGCGCCCCTCACGCGAAGAAATCATCCACGACTGTGCCCGCCCGTTAAAGCCGCCCTCTTCAGGAAGCGTACTGTTACCCCTGCGGGTTACGTTGTAGCCGGCCAACGGCGGATAGTTCGTGCCTCCAGGCACTTCGCTGTCCGGATAGAGCACAACCGTTATGCTGTTCTCCTGCGCATTGGTGGTAAGAATACGCATCCAGCTTGTATAATAGTCGGAACCGCCCGTTAGTAATGTATTAATGATGGAAAAGCAGACATCATTCTCCTGGAACTTCATGAAGTCGAAGTCCGTGCGTTTCTCTATTTTCAAACGATAGGTGCTCTCGCCCAAATCCTCCACGGATTTTATCTTACCAATCTCGGTGAAGGAGTAGTCAGACTCCATTCCTTGAATCTGGTTTATTATCAAGTCAAGCACTGACAGTGAACCGCGGACTTCCAACCGTTCTACCTGTGCCCGGCCATCAGGGAATATCCCTGCACCCTTGCCGGCAATCATACTGTCTACGAACTCGCCGAACTCGCCGCCTGCGAGGAGTTTAAGCAAATAATCTGTAGAGTCCGAGTGTTCTTTACTTAAGGCTCTTTTCGCAATCTCCAATAAAGTACGTAAAGAGGATAATACGTTCTTATCTGTTAGGGGCCGTTCATCATATTTTTCTAGAACAGTAACACTGCCAGCACCACCTCCATTTATAGTAGCCTGCATAGAACTTATCTGCCCCTCAATCTTATCTTCCCATTTTTCAGTCAGATAGTTTGATACGACACACGAAAGTTTTCCGGTTTTCAGATTCTTTTCTGTGGAAACAATACGAATGATTCTACTGATATTACGCGACGGTATGCTTACAGTTATCAAATCCCCACACTCTAAGCCACCCTTTTTCCTCATATAACGATAATCCACATCAAGAGTAAACTTTACCCTTTTTTGCGAATTAAAAGCAAGCCAATCCGTAGCTTTCTCACGTAACTTTGATATTGCAGCTTGCTTGTATGACTCTCCGAGACGAATACCGGTAAAATTAAACTCCTCACCACCTCTCAAATGTTTGGCCGCTGATGGGATAAGAGGTCTGCTTTGGGTTTCCGGGTCAATGGGAGCCAATTCATCTTCTTGGTAGATTAGGGTTATTTTCTTATTAGAATTATCCCACTTAAATTCAAAGGATTTTCCCATTAAATCTCCTGTGAGAAAATTAATACGCGCATCATCGCCAATAGCCAATTCGTCGATATTAAAATCAATATCACGGCATATAAACTCACGATAATTCTCCCCCGTAGGATTCTCAACAAAACCAGTAAAAGAGGGATGAATATCATCAAAGACAATCTTTTTCTCAACTGCCCGATTGGTTTCTGAAAAGTTTTCCAAATACTTTTCGGGCAACATCAAACGTCCTTCTTCATCGCCTTCCCCTGGAGCCATATTCTTTGTTCCACCAACTGGATATACACGGGTAGTAACATCACCACTATCAACGTTGCTTTGCTCTACCTCATACAATCCGCCACCTTGCCCTTGTGTAAATGTCAGATTTCTTTCATTTTCAATGCGTGATACATAATTTATCGTATGGTCATGTACATAATACTCATAGCCATACGCCGAAGCCAGCTCTGATAATAAACTACGGCAATCTATCCCGTCAAATGATAATGTCATATATTCCGTATCAGGAATATTGCCAAGCTGCCATCCCGTATCTACCCCTAAAGGATTATCATCTGTCTTATTGACATTCCATATTAACAATTCCAACCAATCCCTCAATTTTCCCGTAAGAGTAACGCGAGTGCTTTGGGTTATCTTATTGGTTAGAATCTTATCTATTAAAGTATATTCCGGTGCTTCAAATAGGTATGTTGTAGTATGATTCACAGAACTTTTATCGGCAAATTCAGATGCACGATTAATTTTATATTTTATTCCGCCAACCCTTATAAAATCCCCCTCTTGAATATCAGGAATGGTATCAGTAACCACAGTTACCGATACTTCATTCTTATTCATTATGCCATTAGCCAATATAGCATCATCAGATGCAATACTGGCTACCTTGGTATCAATTCCAGAAACTACACGATATACCTCTAAGATGTCAATCATTGTTGCATTACCCTACATTTTAAATCGAATTCCAATACATGCTTAGTCCGCACTGTAACGGTTATTCCATCTTTAAAATATATCTCCAGACGTTCATTACCTTTCAAAATCAAATTTCTGAGTCCTGGGCTAATACATAATGCCGAAAACTGACTCATGCTCGAATACAACCATTCCAGGCTATTTCCCAACATAGTACATTTTAATGTCAATGTGGTAGGCTCACGGTATTCATTTTGCATATATGGCAAAGTCGTACCTATCTCTATCCGCTTTCCAACAGTCTCAACACCAGAACGAGAAGATACATAAATCCCAAAATCTGCATTTAAAGAATAACCATCCATTACGTAATTATTCCCACCTGACGGATTAATTCCTATTTCTGCCGGAATATAGCTTTGTTGCCAAAATTTCACTTGCACAATAGCCATATTTAAAGAAACGTATTCTTCTACAGAAATCTCATCCTTACAGATAACATTGAAGCTACCAAATCCGGTCGATAAGCGCCTGCATGAAATACAAGCCTTCTTTAGCTTATCTAATTGGGATTTTACATTTTCAGAGCGAACCACCAAAGATAGAACTAAAGTCCGACCATCCAGTTCAATATCTTCTGCATCAACAAACGGTTCAATACTGGTTCCCCAATTATATTCCGTTGTTCCTTTACGCTTAGGAAGGTCAAATACTCCTGATATGGCAATACAATCTTTTGAATCTTTTGTCTGACCTACATAGGGGAAAGCATCGTAAGAAGATATATCTATATCGTCAAGTTTATAACTCATAAGTGTTTCCTTTCCGAACTATTAAATCAGCTCCCGTACAAGTTGCATTACCATATAAATAAACCGTAATATGAGCACCGCTGCATTCATCTACGATTATATCTGCAGTATCCAAAGCATCTATAATCAAGCGTGCCCCATTGGAAGCCCGAATATTCAGCTTTGTACTATCAGCAGCCCATATTCGGCACATCATTCGTTCTGTTATTTCCACTACGGCATAACACTTCCCCACAAAGGCTACTTCCTTTTGATTTTTCACATTTACTGTTTCATCGGCATACAATCCTTGTCCGTGCATCATATCTCCAAAATTAGAGCGAAGAAATGCACTTGATGGAGTATGTCTTGAAAGACAAAACTTAATATTATCAAAAAAGCATCTGAGCATATCAACCCTAGACTTTGTAGCTGCTAATTCTTGTAACCCTTCACTGCAGGCTCCAGCAGCGCCTGCCAATAATGCAATTCGTTCTTTCAGTTCCATACTATCCTCTCCCATTATAGTTTTTAGTGTTTTTTCTGATTTCATCAAGCTTTGTTTCCAATGATTTGATACCCGTTTTCAGTTCTTCAACAAGAGTACCAGTGTTATCTGCTGTTGCTTTTGTATTATTGTTTATTCCAACAATCTGCACATAAATATTAGCTATATTGGCAAGCTGCGTCCGGCATTCTATAAAATGCTCATGGCTCAAATTAAGCAAAGAACGTATATCTAAAGCAGACATATTCCATAGACCTACAAGCTGGGAAGCAGTCCCCTCAGTTACCGCAGCCTGCAGCTCACCAGTAACGCCATTCTCTATTTTATCTTCAATATCATCATTTATAAGTCCAAGACGTTCAAGTATTGCCTTATATCTTCCAAGGCTATTCATTATCTCTTCCTTCCCATCCTGCCCAGCAGAAACAATCTGATTCATTTCCCAATCTGTAATTCCAATTCCTCCATCTTTTGTTGGGTCAACAGCATCTGCCATCTTTTGAAACATATCTTCCATGGCATTTTGGATTACAAGAACATCAAACTGTTTAGCTATAACATTCCTCATTAAGTCATTTATCTTTTCTTGTACAACTTCTTTGCCGCTATCAAGACCATTACACAAACCATCAATAATACTCGAAGCCACATCATTGGAAAATGAATACAAATCCGTTGTTGATAACTCATCTACAATCCCTTGCTTTAGTTCGTCTATTTTATCCCGGTAATCCTCTATCTGACTTTCCCAATCAGCAATCTTCCCGTCATCACGTTTTTTGGACCTTTTGCTTTGTTCTGCTGCTATCATACCCTCTGTTTCAATTATCTTTTGCTGCAAGTTATTTACCTGCTCTATCTGCTTACTATATTTCTCACTGCCGATAGCTTTGGCTGTTTCACGTTCCAACTGCCGATATTGCTTTTCCAAGTTTTTCACATTCTCTTGATGTTGTTTAATTGCCCGATTAGCCTTACGACTTCTTCGGTCAAAGACATCAAATGCAGAAGATATAAGCCCAACGGCACCTGAAATCATAGTAGCCGGATCCATGGAAGCGATACCATCGGCCAATTTACCTGCCGACCCAACCATATTGGATATACTTCCAAGTAACTTTTGGGTTTCTTCATCCCCTGCTAACCCCATATTCTTTAAACCACCTATGACCGAATCAAAACATTCGTTCACCATTCCAAGCACTTCGGAAGTATCACCAAATATTTCTTTTAAGGATGCTTCCTTTTTAGTCTTATCAGCCTCTTGCTGATATTCTTTTATATGACTAACCAAGCTACGGAACGGGTTACGGGATTTGATTTCATTCTCCGCATCTTTCAGCTTTTCCAAGACCTTATCCAGGTTAATAGGGTCCAGCTTCAAATCTTTAGCTTTCGACTTGATTATCTGAATAAGATTTTCTATTTCGGAAATGGTAAGGTTATCTAAATCACCGAACGATTTTACCCATTCATCCGACTGCATCAACATCTGTGCATTTAACTCGTTCAAGGCTTTTTCTTTGCCTTTGGTTAGTTTATCTACCAATTCCTCATTTCCTGCTGCTTGAGCAATCTTTTCATCCCATTCTTTGGTTATAGTGTATTCGCGGCTCTTATAATCATCAAGTTGGGCAATAAGGGCATCGTATTTTTCCTTGAGTATTTTTTCTTCATTCATCAGATTCTTAACTTGAGCTTCAGAATACATATTACTTAATAAGTCTTTCTGCTCTTGTGGTAACTGCTCTATGGATGTAGTTGTAGGCTTGAAAACTCCCTTTTCATTATTCTTCTTACCTTTATTCCTTTCCTCCCATTGTTTTTTTTCGATTTCTTGTTGAGCCTTTATCAAAGCTTCTCCATGTTCTTTTATCGAAAACAACTCTTTCTGAAAATCCAAACGGCGCTGAGCTTGATACTTTTCTTCCCCTTCTTCCATTGCATCAATTCTCATCTGTTGCAAATCCATTGAGAATTGTTCAAACAGTTTTCCCTGTTCTTTTTTTGCATTCTCAATATCGCCTTTATAATCTTTTTTATCCGGTTCTGTATTAACCACAGTTGTGCCGGTTGTCGTAGTAGTCGTAGTGGTCGTACCAGTATTGACAGAAGTCAGACCTTTGATAAACGGAGCAAATCTCTTTTTTGCTTGATAGATATTATATTCGGTCGAATAAACGCTTCTGATATATTCATCCAAAGCCTCCACAACCTCATCATTTAATTCTTTTGCATCTTTGGCAATGCCATTTACTAATTCTCGTTGTAAATCCCAAAACACTTTTCGATTTCCAATACCGGCTCGTTGAGCTTCTGTCACTTTATCTACAATATTCTGAACTGTCAATTCTACTAATCCATCGTTGTTTGAATATTGTGAAAGCCCCTTACGTAAATTCTCCAACTCATCAGCCTGCTTCTTTACTCCAGATGTAGCGATTTCATCGGTAGCTTGGTTTTGTATCTGTAAGGCAATCTTTTCTTTCAATGAAGCATTTATACGGTCATAAGCACTCTTAATTTCTTCTGCAGAGGATTTTTCAGTAAGCATATTACTAAGATAACTTCCATATTGTCCGTTTATCAGGTTTATCACTTTCCTTCTCTCTTCTGTCCCTTCCTTAGCGCGAGCCAATGCCGAAAATACATCATCCAAAGAACGTTTTTCTTTCAATTGTAATTCAATACACTCGTTATATGATTCGTTTAATTTTTTATTAGCCTTCTCTGCATCGCTCACGTATGTAATGTGTTTGTATATGGCTGTTCCCAAAGCCATTACAGCAGTTGCCATGAGGGCATACGGAGCCGCCTTTGTAACAGCATTCAGAGCTTTTGTGCCCATAGCAAGAACTTGTTTAGCCTTACTGACGATATTAATCCATTTAGCCTGAAGCTGCATTGATATTATTGACTTGGAGGCAACCCCTTGCTCATATATTTCTGCTTCTGCAGCAAGCAGAACGGCAACACGATAGCTTCCCCACGCTGTAGCACCTACTACCAACAAATCTTGCAAGGTAGATAATGTGTTTACCAAATCCCCATTAGAAAACGCATTATTGAAACTTTCAGCAATATCGGCAACTTGCTTCATTATTTCCTCGCCCATCGGCCGGAGTGCCGCAGTTATATTATTACGAAGAAGTACCAACTGATTTTCAGTACTATCATTCATCTTTTTAAAAGCAGTTTCCGCAGCTCCAGCGGAATTTCCCAACTCCGCCAAATCCTTAGAAGCTCCCTTGGCATTCTTTCCGGTAAGAGCCAATGCAGCTTGCAATGCTTCATCAGTACCAAGCAACTCTTTCATCTTGGTTGCAGAACCATCAGCTTTATCGTAAATCAACTGTAATGCTTCTTGGAATGTACGGCCTTGGAAAGCTGCATCTCCGAGCTGGTTAGCTGTACCAAGTATAGCAGCACGTATCTTTGTCATGGCTTCCGATGTCGGTACACCTTGCTTAGTTATAGTAGCCACAGCAGCCAGTACATCATCAAGGCTTATGCCAAATGAAGCAGCAATCGGTGCTGCTTGGGCAATACTTGTGCCAAGTTCCCCAAACGTGGTCTTACCTAAACGAACCGTAGTAAATAGCTTATCGGACACGGATTTTGCTTTATCTGCCTGCATACCGTAAGCATTCAAAATAGTAGTAATGGCATCAGCAGCCGTTGCCGTTTCAGTCAGACCGCCGGTAGCCGCCTTAGCGGATACCTCTAAAATTTTCATACCATTTGCTCCATCATGACCGGCAGACACGATTTGATACAATGCTTTAGCCGCTTCATCACCGGCAATAGGAATATCACGAATCATATCCATAACACGATTCATGTATTCTGTCAAACTACCGTCTACCTCTTTAGAAAGAGTAGCAACTTCAAGCATGGCTTTCTGAAAACGTTTTTCAAAATCGTATGATTCTTTGGCCGCACGAGCAAAGGCTATCCCTGCACTGATACCGATACCTCCGAACACATCAAACGATGTAATTTCATCAGCCATCGCCTTTATTATACCAATAGCTTCCCGACGACTTTTATAAAGTCCGGTATTATCTATGCCTGTAGCAAAATATAATGCACCATCTTTATTCTGAATACCCATAATTCATTTATTTTTAAAATATAAGAAAGCCCCATATCTTCACAGACACGGGGCATCAACCTCTAAAAACAAGACATGAAACAATGTTTCAACATTGTAATATATAAAAACAGGCATTATTTCGCTTTTGCGCCTTCAATATCATAGTACCTCTTCATCCGAATTGTTTTTGTCGGATCATCAAAACTTGGTAACTCAACCCATTCATAATCCACACCTTCGGTTTCTCCATCTTCATCAACTGTCCGGTTTCTTTCTTTCATCACAGAAGCATATTCCTGCATCATTATTTCAATCAAGGAATAACTGCTTTCCATTGTTTCCATATAAGTCAATCCTAACGAATCATGCACTATAACTAAGAATCTTGCTTGACTGTATCCTGCCAACTTTGCAGATTCTTCTGAGCGGCTATTATCTCCGTCTCTCCCAATGGGCTCACGTTCTGAAGCATCGTGATAGAGTCGCAAAAAGGGAAGTAACCTATTCTAAAGAATATGGCATTGAGAAGTATTCGTATATCTTCCCATGTGGAATTATCTATAAGAACATTGCGAAACCATGCCGGTGGCTCCGACGGCTTATTATGAATGCCCAAACATACAATATCAAGAAGCAACTCTCCATACTTATCCATCATAACCGGAAAATCACTAGTCGGCTCATCAGACTTGACAATCATCTTATCAAGGTCTGCCGGTTCTATTTCAAGCAAAAGAGGTCGCAACTTAAACCATGTCCTAACCGTTATCGGACGTATGACTATACTATCCCCGACTTCCTTTCCTGCCGGAATAGATTTTTTCTCGCTAAAATCAAATGGTATCTTGACTGGTTGCTCCGTTATGGAAGCTGACTCCAATTTAAACAAATTCTTTACACTCATAAATTTATCCAAAGGGGCTATCCCGTTGTACTTCCGGGAAAATTCCATAATATTCGCGACTATTATAGAATTGTTTCGCCCCTATCCATCAAAAGTTTGTTTCTATAGGCGGACTCGAACCGCCGACCTCATTATATAATGCGCTCTGCCGACTGAGCTATATAGAACCATAGTTATTTACTTGGATGCAGCTTTGGCCGCCTTAGCTTTAGGCGCCGCATCAGTAACTTCACGCATAAAGGCAGTTTTGGTTTCCCCTTTTTCTGTAATTGCTGCCTGTACGTACACACGAACCAATAACAACTCTGCTTGTTCTGCGCCCGGAGCCTGTGAAATCTTAGCTGCTATCTTACCATTGACAACAGTATAAACTACTTTCTTTCCTTTTTTGGGCAATGTTTCGCATTGGAATGTCTTATTGATTGACGGAATATCCGTAGGCTTATTCCAAACATCCTTTGGAGATAAATCTTCCCCTTTGTCAACGGTTCCACCAGCAAGCAATGCTATTGTATCATTACTTGGAGTAGGAATAGAGAACTCAATATAATCAGTGGTATCTTTTACAAATTCCACATATAAGGGTTCGGTACTGCCTTCAATGTCTATCTTCACTTCCTTAGGGTCTGCAAAGTTGAAAGCAACACTACTTTTGGTGGGTAAGGGAAGTGTGGTAAAATCCTTTCCCGGCACTCCATCACCAACATCTGCAATTCTAATCGCGCCTACGCCCATAGCGATAGGTCTTACCGTTTTTGTTTCTGGCATAATCAATTATCCACTTTTACATTAAATCGAATATTAATACACATAAATCCCTCTTTTAAATCCGGTATCGGAATACTTAGGAAATCCTCTATTTCTCTACAATTGCCATCATCACTATTTATCGAAGCAAGAGCCTTACGCACCATACGTTTTAACTCTTTCATACGTTGACGCTGATACATTCCATTATGCTTCAAAGGAACAAACACATTCACATTTACAGGGATTTTATTAATGAAATCCAACTCCGTTAATGATAGATGATTAATTACGATATGTTCGTCCTTAACACCGGCCTCAGATTTGTCTTTATATATGGCAATTCCAGTACCGGCAGCTTCTATCGCTTCATATACGAAATCTATTACATCAAATTCATCCATAAACTAGATTTTTTCAAATACCCTAATCAATGCCTTACGCAAATACTCCTGACATTGGATATATCCCGTAGTAGCCACATCTTTTCCTTTGGCTTCAACATGAACCGCATATTCCATACCGGCAACACCAATCAGTACGTAACTGCCTTGATAAGCCAAAGAAATATCTTCGGCCAACTGTCTGGCTTTGGAAATACCAGTATCACCGTCATTCCCTTTACCGCTTTTCTCAAAGTTTTCAGAAACGGTTTCTCCATCCATAGCTATTATATAGCCTACAGAAGAACGAAGATTGCCTGTGCGGTCTGTATAGTTACCCGATTTACGGGCCACTTCTACAAATTTTTCTCCGGCAGCAGAAAGTAATTTAAAAATCCTTTCTTCTGCTCGTTCTTGGAATTTGTCAAACCAGCGGTCTATATCCGCATCCGAAAACAAAGGCGTTAGTCCTGATTTCATACATTTATAATTGAATGGGATTGATACGGTTCCCAGCAAATTATATCCACATCAACATTAAGAGAAGGAACTTGTAAACGCAAATATTTAACATCAATATCAGGACGGACTTTAGTATAGAAATAGCCATGTACTTGCTTTTCGTCGCCAAGGCTGTTTTTCTTCATAACTATACGCCCATCACTAACGGAATCATATCTTCCCTTTACTGACAGAGTTTTTGTTTCTCCATCAACCCACTCACCATTGACTAATTTTCCGCCAATTTCATAAGTTATCAAGGCAGTATGAGGATATCTGGTTACCATGCGTTCCTTGCCCTTCCCCTAATAATGATTTTCTTTCCTAATTTGGCAGCCTTTTCAGGCTCCCCGTTCTCAATATATAACTGCTTTGCAGTCTGTATATAGTAAGAGCGGGGATGAGAGACAGATAACTTGTTTTCCGTGAAATCCGGAGAATTTATCAGCATGGCATACGTATCAGCGACACATAGGCCAACTTGCTTTATATTATCAGTAGTACATTGTTCTTCGGGATTAATACCACGCTTTACAAATACTACCTTTTCCAAGAAGCCTTCCATATCTCCAATAGAGGGATATTCCAGTATCGTTTCTCTGATTGTTGCCATAACTGTATTATTCTTCGTCACCCGGTTCTAAGTTTTCATCCTCCACTTCCTGACCCAAGAACTTAGCAGGAATATTATCCGTACCTTCTGTTGCTTCGTCTGACGGCCATTCCTTACCGTCAGCCTGCAAGATATACATAGCTTCCGGGTCATTGACTACAGGAATTGCATTAGCTTCAGCCTTGGTCCACTCCTTGAACGGCTCTTCAGTAGAGAATTTTGTAACCAAGATAAAGTCTTTCTTTACCATGATTGCTTTCTTCTTCAAAGACTCCGAATTTTCAGCCATAATAGGACCGTGCTGGATATTACCAACATTCAAATCCTCAAGGAAGCAGATACGGTGCTTCTTCCATGGGCAAACAGTAGTACGTTTGTGGTTTGCATCTTCAATACGCACAGCCGGATTGATAGTGATAATCTGTGCCGGATATTCTTGTTCAGCCAAATACTCGTTAATAACCTTCTTGGTGATAACGAGCTTCGATGTCTGGTTAATCCAGCCCTTAATCTTATCCAAAGTTGATTTCTGCTTCTTCAATAAAGTGAAATCAGACGTCAGCATAATGATGTATCGCAGACTTACCCCCTTGGCACTTGCTGCAGAAAGGACATTTTCAATATCTTGCAAACCGTCAGCTTTTGCTGCATCAGTCCAGTCTGCTGAAGATTTCTTTCTGTTATCTGCTGGCATACCACAACCTACAAATTCAGTGGTTACAATACCGTTATTATTTTTCGCAGACAGGTTAAATCCTGCACGGCTCATATACTGCATAGATAACCATTCTATACGACCACGCACTGCATTATACACAAAATCCTGATCTTTGAAAGAAAGGTTCAGCAACTCCATTTGCTCTGCGTCCCCTTGTGCATCACGCTCCAAATTCTTATATTCCTGATAGTCGCTTTCGTTCATGCCACGCTTTACGGCTATTTTGGGAATATCACCGGACATTTTGCTGATTACTTCCCGCGTCTTCTCCGGAGCGGAAGAATCAAAAGAAACGACATCGGCAATTACCGGAGCACCTTTCTCTCCAACCAATGTTTCCCATTTCAAGCTTGTAACTCTTTTGGGAGTAAAGAAATTAGGGTAATACATTGGTTTTACATGGCGCGAGTTTAAACGGGCGCTCATGTTTTTCTTGTTTACTTGTTTAATTAAACTTCTTTCCATAAATCAATTATGATTTCTTGTTTACGAATCTGATTAACGGCATCAAAGCCTTCAAGCCTGCATCGATAGGGAAGGGCATATTACCTTCACTAATAGTTCCACGCACCATTAAGCCGCATGATTGGTTAGCAACAGTCAAATCAACTTTTGACAAGGTTATCACCAACTCAGATGAACTTGTAACAAGGGTTGCCTTTCCTTCCGTAGCCTTCTCTTTTACCCCGACCAATACTTGACCTACCTTTGCTGCGCCAATCTTGGCTTCAAGAGTAATAACATCATATCCGGCATTACTCTTGTCTATGGCTGTAATCTTATCGGATGCACCTTTCAAATCCCCTCCAACAGTAACAAAATCCCCAACAGCAAACAGATGGCTTTTATTGACTTTTACAGTTGTTCCCTCTGCTTCCAAGGCTTCTGTAACCAAAGCAGTCTTGATTACACGATACCCTCCATTTTCATCTTTGCCGACAACACAATATGGCGGCAATTCGTCCAATGGCATACCATCAAAAATCGCAGTTCTTAAATCAGCGCGAACAATGGTACCGCCACCGACAACATCCTCGAGCATTTTTATGACCGCAGGATGGTACTGAAATTCTTTTTCTTTCTTAAAAAACATAGCTACAATGGATTAATTATTAATCAATACCGAGACTGGCAACCCCGTTGGAATCCCCAGTACCCTCATCTTTATTCATGATTTCCAACCATTCCTTTTCTGTCCGGTCTTTTGGCTGTGCTACATACGGGCGATAATTGCCTGCTTCTACTTCATCGGATATTGCGCTTTGGCGAATTTCCTTATATTCTTCTTGGAGCTCCTTAATTTGGTCTTCTACAGATGTTTCGGAATTTACATCAATACGCTTAAACCATTTTTCCGGCAACTTGGCTGTATCAAACAATGCCTTAGCAGACGCGTTTTTGCCGGAATCGGAAACGGTTTTTGTTAAGGTGGAAATATTATCCGTTAAGGTCTGGATTTGCTTTTGCTGGGCTTGAAACATTTTTTTGAAAGCAGGTGAAAGATCATCCAAATCATCATCTACATCATCGTCGTCATCGTCAACGGCCGTTTTGTTTTTCTTCCCTTTTTTGCCCTTTCCCTCTATAGGCTTGCCATCTTTCAGACCATGCTTCTTTTCATATTCAGCAATAGCATTATTGATAACATCCTGTTTGTTCTGCTCGCTTGCTTCCAAATCCGGAAGAATATTATCCTTAAAAAGAGAGACATAGTTTTCCAGATTTTCCTCGCTCTCAACATTAAATAAGGCTTTTACCTTTGCAGCATATTTCTCTGGAATACCTGCTTTCTTTAAAGCTTTTTTAATTGCAACTAAAATTTCCATAGTCTTTTTGCTTTAAAATATATTGGAGCAGGATTTTTACCATAAAAAAAGGCTACCCGCACCCGGATAGCCTATATTCAAATAAACTTTAAATACTAATCTTCATCGTCTTCGTCATCATATCCGCACATAGCATCCTGCTCTGCCTGCATACGGTCACCCAAGAAATAATACTTTTTATATCCCTCTTCCTTTTCCTCCATGCTTAACCTTGCCCACTTGACGGAAGCCATCATTACTTCATCGTTCTCATCATACTTCCCTGCTTCGTAATTTCTGAGAATCTTTTCTGATCTTTCTTTCCAATATTGGCGAAGCTCATCTGTAACTTCCGGTACTTTCGGTTCCTTGCTCATAGCTCTTTCAATTTAATATTAATCTTATCTTCCTGCTCCGATACCGATATTATCTCAAATCTTGTATCAGTGGCAAAAAGTATTTCATATTGATTCTTTTCTACAAATTTACCGTTAAATTCCGAGATTTTCGATATATCCTTTCCATTTTTACCCTGAATCCTAAAAACTATGCTCACTTCATTTCTTTTCAAAGGGCGATAACTCGCAAACATATCAGCTATTTCCGGAGATTTGCTACATGATGTAAATATCTTGTGGGAAACCTCTTTTTTATCCTTATACAAAGCTTCGTATTCCTTTCGCTTTATTATAGTACCACGATACGTAATGCCTTTAAATGTTGGCAACAAATTCAACCCTTCACGAATTAATGTTGCGGCAGCTTTATTAAACTCGCTAAGGTTGTCATTATACAACTGTTTATTTAACTGTCGATAGTTGCCTCCGGCTTTAGTATAATGATGTATAGCGGCCAACCTTGTATTAGAAATATTCGGATATTCCTTTGAAAGAAAATCAATAGCACGCTGCATCGATACAGATGTGCTTCTTGTGCGGGTAAACTTCTTTTCTTCCAATGTATAAATATTGGTTTTCAACTCTCCAAAGAACTGCCGGTTATCACGAATAAAATAGGGTTCATTGCTCCATCCTTTAGCCCTTTCAAGGTTCTTGTTTACCCAAGATTTAGCCGATTGAGGTACATCTTTTACAACAAGTTCTTCCGGTATCGTATCATTTACCAAATACTCGGCCAAATCTTCCGGTTCCATAACTATTGGAGTCGCATAACAAATGCAAAACGGATGAAACCCTGTAAATTTAAATGTTTTCGGATATTTGCCAACCATCGAATCACAAAGGGCACACGGTCCGCGATTACTATCAGACCGTCTTATCTCTATGCCCAAAACAAAGTCCTGACCATTCCATCGTTCATAGTCTGCTGCACGATAAGCCATATTGGTTGTCGTAGAGGATAATCGCAATGCGTTCATGCTTGCACTACGGTACACACCTTGGCCCGGATGATAATTCTTCATAGGCTGAGATAAAATCAGTTTCCCATTTGCATCACGCACACGCCTAAAACGTTTGTCCGGCTCTTTAAGAAGTTGGCGCACATCCCGGCCTATCTGCCCGGCATTACGGCCTACCGATACTCCGGATGCAAGATAATACTCCAGTTGCTCTTTTGCCAGCTCCGCAATATTCCACACACGGTCAGATAAGGCATTTCCCCTAATATCCATACCTTTTTTTAGCTGCAACATGGCTTTGGCATTATGAGCAAACAGCCCTTCTTTTATAGCTGTACTGATAGCCAATCCCTCAATATACCTTGAAATAAAATCATCATTCTTTAGTTCAGAACGTTTCCATGCGTCCATTTGGAATTGAGTAATATTGGCAAGTAGGTCAGATTGTAACTTTACCAACTCCCTATCAATACGTTTTTCTATTGACTGGTTTCTTACCCATACACTATCTTTTCCCTTATCTGCCCATTGTTGAAGATAAGGGGAAATAGCAGCAATAAAACGATTAAAGATAGCTGTTATATCATTTTGCTGCACCAACATTTTTTGCAAATGCTGACTATCATAAAAGGAAAGCCCTTTACGTTTCATCATTCATCTGGATTAGCAGAAAATGTAGCACCAAAAGGATTGCTGTTTTGTGCCATTTCTTTTTCTTCTTTCTTCATAGTTGCAATCTCTTGTTTGGCATTCTTTGTATAAGGAGATTCTGCAGTAATGGTCTCTTGCGAATTGATAGGCTTATTACCGTTTGCAATAGCCAAGTTCTGCAAAATTTCCGTAAGGTTCTTGGGCAAGATTGAACCGAACTTCACCTCGAAATAATTTCCCTCTATTGCGCCAGCGTTTTTGATATGGGAAATACGAGCCATACCAGCCTGCACGATTGCCACACAACGCTGTACCACCGGACCGAATATTTCCATCTGTTCCGTAGCTTTTATCTTTGCGTCAATAGTCATAAACTCACGAGCCACTCCGGATAAATCACCTATACCGATAAGGTTGTCAAAGGAGAGGTCAGGGCAAGAAGCACCGGAAAATATCTCATGCCTTTCGTTTGCGATTTCCTCTTTCTGAGAATCAATAGACTGCTGCCAGGATAAATATTCTGCATCACCATGATAAGCAGTTCCGGTATCCGGGTCCACTTCCATGGAGAAATTCAACTCCTTTCCTACCGTTTCCTTTGAAGGTAAATTGGTCTGGCCGTAAGTCTTTAGCATAGGGTCTCCAAAATAGTCATTAGTATCTGACATTCGAGAAAGGCGCATTTCATACGCATCCATAAGAACTGCTATATCTTCCCAGTCCGGTTGGTCTACCTCAGCATAGACAACTGGAATTTTCCCGAATAGATTCTTATCCTTTGTTATAACCCACTGCCCATCATTGATTCCGGTTATAATCTCATTAGCGGTATAAATCTTCACGCATTCACAGCTTCTGCCATTAACCATAGCTGTGTATTTATGAATGAAGCCATCCATATCATCATCATCGTCAAAATGCGGGTAAAATTCATTGGTTACATTATCATCCTTTGGTGTTGATAATATTTTGGCTTTTAATACGACTTCTTTTTTAAAGACAGGATTTCCATCCTTATCCGTTCCCTTAATATTGCTTTTCGTTACAGGATAAAAGACAATCGCCCCTTTGGTTTCAGATAGTACAATACGAGCAAATCTCATAAAGACTGATTTCATCTTAAGCTTGCGGACAAATACCTGCTTGAAGTCTTGCAAGCTATCATCATCCATATTATCTGCCGATACAATCATATCCCCACCGAACAAAAAAGCTGCTGCTGTACGTACTATCTTCTTTGGGATATTAGTTACAATCTTAGCAACCGGCACAATCTTATCTTCCAAACGTTTTGGTTTTTCTTCGCCAGTATTTGGGTCTGTTTCAAACTCTGTATCTGAATATACAGCCACTTTTTTAGGTTCACGAAAACCTACTGAAGTTTTACGACGGCGGCGTTCTCCGTTATATTCCTCCAAATATTCTTTGGGGTCTCTATCTTCTATGGTATCTACACATAAATCACTGACTATTCGAGAAAAGTCGTCATTACTCAATATTTCGGATATTCCTGGCATATACTTTTCTCTTAAAATATATCCCCCTATTGTATTTCACCTCAACTATAAATCCCCTGCCATACATACAAAAACTCTATTCTTCAAAAAAGAAGAATATGAAAAGACTTAAAAGAATAACCAATACAATCAAATGGTTCTTATATCAAGAACAAAGTAGAGAAAATCTATTATTATGGTTTATTGGGGATATAATCACAACATTCTTTATGTAGTAATTTTATCCGCGTCCTACTTTGCGTGTTGATTTTTTGAAATTCAGTCCGATTGACTCGGCAAACTCTGCAAGAATGGTGCATCCGTCCGGTGCATCATCATGAGCATTATCCCCCTCACGCTTATAGTTTGTAAGAGCTTTCATAAAGCGTCCGTAGTCAGAGCCTTTAGTGTATTCTGTTTCATCAAGAAATGCGCAATGCTTTTTTATCCAGCCGGCTTTCATCAGAATACGAGTTTCTTTATGCTGAGTAGTAGGACGCGCTTGGATAAGACAGGACTTTCTTTTCGTGGTAACAAGTTTACGCACATTGATAGCGAATATACGCCCACCATTATTTGACTCGATACGTAACTGGTCGCATTCGGTATCTATTACCATTTGTGCCAAGCGTGGCTCCGTAACCTCAACCGGGTCTTTGGTAAATAATACATCTGTGATAAAGTATTTCGGTCCGAATACCTTTGCGAATGGTGCACAGAAATCATCATCACCTTTATCCGCAGTATCACAAGCGCCAATAGTGCCATCGGGTCTTTTACCTGCAATATCGGCGAGTTTAAAGCGCATAAGGGAAGACTTCGGAAATAGTAAACCTTTTGCTTCGAATGGCTCCTGCATATACTCGGCCATCCAAATACTTTCGTCTGTCTCCGAGCGCAATTCAAGGTAATATTCGGTCGTGTGTACATCTTCACAGAAGGACCGTTCGTTTTCATCAAGAGCAGCAATACGGATGATTTCATTATATTTCCCTGCTTCTTCCAAACGCCCAAGTACATCATTGGCAGACCAGCGTGTACCAATGTCAATAAGACAACAGTTACCCTCTATACGAGAATCATGCGTACCTTGTTTCCATGACCATACTTTTTCATTATTATTATCAGATAAGGCATCTTCCAAGCTCTTGTACAAGTCGTCCGTCATGGCGAGCATGGACGCACCAAAACCGATAACAGTTCCACCAACACCACCGCCAAAATAAGAAACCTGACGGGCTCCCTCAACATTCCAGCTCTTCACATTCTGTTTATCACCTTTAAGATGAATATCCGGAAATATCTCATGAAAACGTTTGGACTTCACAATATCACGGGCATCATAGGAAAGTTTATTATACAATGTATCAGAACAACAGTTACGCATAACTGATTCTTCCGGAAAATGCCCAAGCATCCATGCGATAAACAAAGATGAAATATAAGACTTTCCTGCACGTGGCGGCATACTTACTGCAAGGCGATAGATTATGCCGGCAGAGTATGACTCATATACACGCATAAAAGCTTCTGCAACTTTCTTCAAGAATAAACGCTTTGCAAAAAACTTCGGGTCATAGTATAAACAGAAAGCCCAGAAATCTTTCTGAGCTTCCCGCTTGCGAAGAATTGTTACTGCCTTCGCACGCTTTATAAGAATTTCCCGGTTGCTTTTACTCTTGTTCGCCACGTATTATAGCTATTAACTGTTCATCGGTCATACTTTCAAGTTCATCACCTAAATTCACATTGGTATCAACTTCTTTACGGTCGCGCCATTTTTCCGGCTGTCGGTTCTTCAACCAAAATATTGCAGCCGTTGTGTCCGGTGGATAATGTTCTATATACTCCTTTTGGTCAGTTATACGCCCGTCAGATGTAGCGAATTTAGTTGCTTTACATGAGTAACCAATAGCACGATTATACAAGCGAGAAGCTACATTGGCATCAGCCAAATTCTTTCCTTTTTTTAAGGACTCAAGAAATTCAGGATATTTCTTTTTCCAACTATTGATTGTCTGTTCTGAAACAGAGAAGAATTCAGCAATTTCTTTATCTGTCGCACCAAGCAGACAGAGTTTAAGAACTTGGTCGGAATACTCTTCTTTGTAATCCGATTTACGTCCTCTTTTCTTTTTTTCTGCTGAATTCTTCTTTTCTGTCATAACCAATAACTAACCAAAACTGACAAATTGAGACAACTCATCCTTTAATTCGGGTAAGCCTCCATTATCAAAATAGAAAGAAGAACGCATTTTTCCCTGTTTTTTTACCCCACGCATGGTTTTACACATTTCCAGAAAAGGCAGAAAAAGCGCCACTATCAAGAATATGCTTTTCTTGGAGCACATAACTACCATATCTGCCGGATTTGTGTTCCCAAAAGGAACTAAGAAGATATATATCCGATGTATCCATGCACCATCTTCTGGCACATGGCTTATATCCAGCAAGGTAAAGAATCATACCTCTATCTCTTTGTTACAATATGGACAAACCAATACTTTCTTTTTATGCTCTGCCTTATCAGCACCTTCAAAGAAACCCTCAATATCGGTAGGAATTTCATCAAATGGTAGGTCCATATTCCAATCATTGAGTTCTTCCAAGCAGAAATCTTCTACAATAGCGGCAAAATTAAATTGGGAGGAATCGGAAGCACGATTGTCAGCCAATGCCAACAGCTTCCTCTTTTCATCTTTTGTTGATAGGCCGGTTCTCTTAATAGCGATTAATTCCGTACCGTCAGACTCGATAACACGCACTTTTAACCCAAGTTCCTGGGCTTGTTCATAGACACCATTCCCGGCAATGACAATATCGTTTTTATCCACAAGAATAGAACGTCCGGCCCCACACTCTGTAAGGCTCTTACGAATAAGACGTTTGTTTTCTTCTCCATGAATACGATAATTGCGGGGGTCTAACTTAATCTCACTTACTTTAGACATAGCAATTTCGTTTTTCGATTAAAATATAGACTCCCCTGCAATTTTCTTTTAGACCAATTGGTCGCTAATCTGATTTTCTCTCAGCTTCCAACCGTTTTATAAGAGCTATATTCTCTTTCTGGAGGTTCTCAATCAGATGTTTCTGGTAAGCAATCATACCCTCAACACGTCCGGCTTTCAAACCTTTCTCATAAGCCGCCTGCAATTGAGGATCGGCATATACATTCTGTCCCATATTATTTTTCCTCCTTCCGTATATTGTATTCACGCATTAAATCAAGCTCTATCTTGGAAGTGGCCAGACATGATGTCTCACCGATCGCACTCTCTATGTCAGTTAAGAAATCCCGAAGCATGGAAGAGTAGTTCTTTGCCCCCTCATTCGTAATACGGGTATAGGCTTCTGAAAAGTCCTTGCGTGCGGCATTCAAATGTTCAAGTACTGATTGTAATTGCGAGTCTATTGTAATTGGTTTCATAGTGAGTTCTCCTTTTTTCTGTTTTCCTGATATTTTCTTCGTTCTTCGTTTATTTTCTCATTGATATATTCTTTTCCTTTGGGAGTCCATACCATATACTCCCTCGGCTCTTCGTCCGGATTCACGGGTTCATACACCACCGTATATGTATATCCAAGACCGATGAGAGACTGGTTTAGCATCCAGCGTTGTTTGTCACGGTCATACTCCTGTATTTCCATGTATTCGAGGAAGTCATTAAGCAGACGTGAGTCAGTGTGCAACTCTTTTGCCATCTGCTTCACCGTATAATACTTCCGTTGGCGGGGAGAGATACGCGGTTCTTCCACTATCACATTGGCAGGCGGTAACAGTAGCATATCTCGCTGTCTGTTCAGTTCTTCCTGCATACGGCTAATTTGCGCTGCCATTGCCTGGGTAGTTTCCATCAATTGTTTCAACATGGTAGTATCGACGGACGAAGGGAGGCTCCGGGTACTACGGATGGTTTGCTCCATCTTGTTGAAAGCGTCGATATAGTCCAGTTTGAATTGGAGTGCCTTTTGTCCGGTGAAGCCCATAGCCAAAAGGGTGAAACCGTCACGGTTCATGATGTACATGGGTTGTTCTTGTTGCTTTCCGCTTAGATAGGTTGTTTCTACAAACATGTTTTTCACTATTGAATTTTCAATAGTGAGTTTTTTAATGGCTTGGATTACATTATAATGCTTCTTACCGAATTTCTCAGCCACAAGCACGCTATTAGTCAAAGGCTGGCCTTCCGAGCCTTGAAATACTATATCAGTCATGATAAACCTCCTTCCTTGCAGAGAATATCAACACGATTGAAGAAACGAACCAGCCCATGCTGGCAAAGAGAGGAAACAGAATATCGGCTGAACTCGATACGGTTAGAGCGATAAACGCTATACATACATTCACAAGCCGGAGAATAAGACTTGTGGTTATACGATGCCCATTGGGTGTGGGCGCACCTTGAATTGAAATCGTTGCCATAGTAAGACGTTTTTTGGCATTATAGACAGAAAAACGGCTGTCACTCCCCGTCGTCTTACACCTCATAGGCAGTGGGCGCATTAACGCTCCACACGGGATGACAGCCGCTATATATTCATGCGACGCATTTAGGCATAAAAAATGCCTGCAGATTGGCAGGCTTCCGCTTGCCTATGAGTATGTAAGACATTGCAAACATACCTACTTTTTCCGAACTACCAAAGAAAATCCACTTATTTTCGCCAAAAGAGGGACAAATAAGCATAGATTATTGTAAAACTTCTGCTATTTTCTGTTTTGCTTCAGATAATTTCTCAATAATAACAGGTAAGTCCTCTTCCTTTAAAAACTTAGCAGAACGAGATGTGTAGCTCTTCGTGTAAACAAATGAAGACCATCCCTTTGAACTAGAAAATGCTCCCATTCTAATCCCATCTTTTGACTTATATTCACATTCGGTGTACATCTCAGGTGTCGTCGGCAGTAACTTATCTTTAATATAAGCTAAGGATTGCATACAAGCATCGATTTCATCAGCATCTAAAGTACCGATATAGTCATCTTCTGTCACCGACGAGTAAGTTTTCAGTCTTAAACAAGCAATTTTCTCCTGTTTAAGTTCATCAATCATAAGAAGGACTTCAAAATTAACGCCTTTAACATCGCCAATCGGATAGAACACTTTAGTAATCAATGCTCCTTGCCGAGATGAAAACGCAACAGCCTTACTGTCTGATTTGTCTTTTTCTAAACTTTGTGCAAAAGCCGGAATTGCTAATACTGCAACAAGCAAACTAAATAAAAACTTTTTCATAACTTATACTTTTATAATTTTAGCAAAAGTATATAATTTTCGATTAAAATATAGACTCCCCTGCAATTTTCTTTCGAATCAGTTCCTGTACTTTGTTATAGATTTCATAAAGCTGCTTTAAAGATTCCTTTCCCGGCCAGTCCGAAAAATTTGCATCTTCAAAAAAACGATATTCAAAGACCCTTCGCGCCAAAGGACTCAAGTCCAAATCCTGCAATACATCGCGTACCTGATGGAAACGACTAAGAAGAAGTTCGTTCTTATCGACTGATTCTTCTTTCACATCCTCAATTTCCAACCGCGAATAGTCCACATTCTGATCCACCGGCATTGGACGATATTTGCTCCGATAAGGTGAAGTGTCTGAAGTTACATTCAGTTTTATCATCTTCAACACAAAGAAATCCAATTCCGTACAGCCGTTTTTCTTTGCGGAAAAAAGTTGCTGCAGTTTAGCATCATCCTTTTGCAGCAAAGAACAAAGCACCTCATTCAACACGTCGTTAGCCTCATCCGGAATACCAGCCAAGCCACAATGATAGACCGCATAGTCCAACCAGCGTTCATATCTCCGTCCTATATATTTTTCTACTAATGCACTTGCCATAAGCTATAAAGTTATTATCTTTGTGTGTTCTACAAAGCTTTATAGCTTGCTGGCGGTCGGTAGTGGTGTACCGGCCGCTTTTTTATTATTACTCTTGTTTTTCTTTTAACTGCTTCAAAACAATCTCTATACCTTTATCTAGCCCTTTCTTGTAACCAGATACATTCTCACCGATATTGTATACCAAGCAACCAATAACGATAAGAACAATTCCTACCGCTCTATGCCAATAGGGTAGAGATACAGTGAATGGTGAGAACGTCAATCGGAAGTGACCGATACACAATGCTGATATGATGAATATCACAAGAAAAAATATTATGTTTGCTTTCATAATTTTGCTATCAGATAATTTAAATACCAATACAATCCAAAGTAAAACATCGTACAAACAATCACAGTAGCCATAATCCAAAATGCTAACAGCCTGTATCTTTTATCTTCTTCCATCTGTAAAGTGTTTCATTCTCCATTTCTTAAATTCATGCTCACGTTCCGATAACCGTTCACAGGTCCTATCATAAGGGTCTGATTTATATCTGGAAGCTTCATTTATAGATTCTTCCTCGGCTGCACCACAGCGTTCGGAAAAATACCTACGAAACCACCCAAGTATTATCTGCCCGTCCAATCGGTCATATAAATTGCCGTAATAGCCGCTTTTGGCGCGCTTAAAGAGCAAATTTATATCTGCTATAGTCAGAAACTTATAATCCTGTAAGATTATCATGGCAGTTTCAAAAGTTTGGGCATCCGTCATCTTCTTGCCTACATTCACAAACTCACGCAGATTAACAAGCCATCCCTCCAAGTATGCTTGAAGACAATCATAACCGTATGCTTGCTCTATCTCAATCAACGCAGGTGTATTGGCACTAAATACAGCCGGATAAGAATTAACCGCCCTGCATGCCACCTGTACCGCCGGAACCGAGAATTCTCTCAAGAATGTTTCTTTTGTAATCGTCGCTAACATTCGAGTTTCCCCCGGCTGCCGTACCACCACCATTTGTCTTTCTGTATTTTCCATCTTCCATATCCTTTTTTGCCCATTTTCGGAATGTCAAATTTGCGCTGACGTATTTCTTCAACAGCTCACGGTAATTGTGCATGGAGCGCAAAGTATTCTCGATTACCTCAATGGGGAAATCTTGTTTTATCCGTTCAAACTGGGCTTCTGTAAACGGCTCCTTCAATTTACCCACATTAGGAGCGTTTGTATCAATCCAAGCCTTGAACTTTTTAAAATTCTCACTCTCGGGGGGTGGGGGCTCCTCGCGCGTGCGCGTAACACTCCCATCCTCTCCTTTACTCTCCTTTCCTTTCCTATCCTTTCCAGCAGGAACATTCTCTACCGTTCCCGATTCTTCAGGAATATTCTCGAATGTTCCCGAATTTCCTGTTTGGGCGGAAAGAAGAGCCTTTTCTATAACTTCTTCTGGAATTTTTGACTTTTGCGGTTTGTCGATGCGTTCGCTGGAAAAGTCCATCACGTAGTAGCTTTTGTTCTCGTATGTAAAAGGTACAAGGACGGAGTTCTCAATCAGCTCTTTCAGCCACCCAGAAACCTGCTGCTTACGAATGTCTTCGCGGGCAGGAAAAACTTTCGACTTAATGATAACCTCATTCGCAAGAATGACGCCGCTATCATCAGCAAAGTTCTTCATGCCGATATAAAGCAGCCAAGCAGGAAGAGATACATTCGAAAATCTTTCATCTTCCCAAAATTCCGGAACTATAGTTCTAATTCTTGGCATTATTACACTATCTAATTATGCAACCTTCTTTAGGCACTTCTGTATCAAATTCATATTATTATTCACCAGCTTTACTATGCTATCATGGTATTCTGTGTCTTTATTGCAGACACCACGAGATTGGACGATACTGAATGTCTTTAAATTAACTTCAACCGTTTCAATATGCTTCTTGCCTATCCGGGCAGAAAGGATAAGAGAATCCTTCTTCTTGAAATATTCATTTGAGAAGACACAATGGTGCATAATTTCTCCTTCTTTCTTAAATTCCTCAAGGCTTTTCAACGGTATCACCACAATCTTACCATCCGACAGTTTCAAATCAAAGAATTTCGATTTCTCCTTAATGTAGTCTTCGGCATATTTCTTAAGTTCAAGCAAACGCTGCATATCACGTGCCTTGCGTGCCTTTTCATCATCACGCTTTTTCTTTGCCACATATAAGTCATGGGCTCTTTTCAGATTCGTAGGGCAAACATAGTAAGCGTTATGCAAGTCTTTATGATAACGTGTCAGCAAGTCCAAATAATCAAACCACATCGAAGCATCCTTTATCTTATACTTGTTCCGAAGACAGATTTTTATAGAAGGCCAATAGCTGCTCACTTTATAACGAAGACTGTACCAATGGCTCAATAAATCATACCGCTTTGCTTTAAGAAGCGTTTCGAGTTTAGGATTAACAGGAATGGCATTAATTGCATCAAGAAATGACAGTCCATGAAGTCTGTAATCTATTCCCATCCTTGTGTATTGCGGTTTGAATACAGAATCCGGATGGTATTTATCACAGCAAACATCATTATCTTCGATATAATAATACGATCCCACAGTCTTGTTACGAATTTCAAGATTTCCACACCAACCACTACAGCCTGTATTTCTTGCAAGAGCCATCACTTCCCGTTTTCCATCGTCTTTAATCCAATGTTGAAGCACTTCCCGAATAAAATAATGAGGCTCCCTGCCTTCACGATAATAAGCATATAGTTCAAAGCATCGGATAACCTGGAACTCTTCACATATATCTGCCTTTCCTATCCTTATAAATTGCTGATTAGTACGTTTCCTCGACCATTCTATTTTTAAGGATGCACCGCAATGAGGACAAACGGCACGCTTGCGATTTACAAGTTCTGTAGAAAAACGTTCTCCACATTCCATACATACGACACGGGACTTGGTAGCATATCCTATATGGTTCAGACAATCATTATTAGCCCACTCAGTCATCATACTTTTTATATCGGGTAGCTGGCTACTCAAACCAACTACCCTAAATTGTAATTTCGTTCTCGGTTTCATAATCCTTCAAATAATGAGAATTGCAAAGAAGATGATTCGTTTTTCTTTCCTTTACGCCTGCTATTCATTTTTTCCGGACAACCGGTTTCTTTTTGAGGTGTAGCACCCACATCACTTTTAGGTGCCTGAGAAGTGGCTGCTTTGTAATTGGTCTGCTTATTAACTTTAATGTCGTCTTCATCATAGTAATGTACTACAAGACCGAAAACCTCATCGTCAGACATACATACGGCATTACCGCGTTTCTTTGCCTCACTAAGAATATAATCAAAACATTCGTTTATATTCTTATTAGGTTTCGCATATACACTAGCGAAAAGAGGGTCATTCTTCGCCCGTTCTTCCAAATACGATTGGATGATCTGTTTGGGTGTTTTAGTTTTTTCCATAGCATTAATTATTTATAGACATCGGCATTAATAAGTAAGTAAGGCTGCGTTCTTCTTCATCGCAGCGAGATAAAACAGCCGCTCTTGACGGGTCCGTCATGGATATAGAAATGTCTTCTGAGGGAATACTATTCACAAGTTCTATCAAGAAACCGCTCTTAAACCCTATCTCAATGGCTTCACACCCATCCTGCAAAATCACAGTTTCTTCCGCAGACTTGGAAAAATCGAAATCATGGGCAGTTATAAGCAGGGAGTTCTTATCGAATTTTAGGATAACCAAAGAGGAAGAGATATTGCAGAATACCGAAACACGCTTTAAAGCTGCCAATAAGTCATTTCTTTTTAGAACTACTCTCTTGGACTGATTTTGAGGAATGACCGCTCGGTAATTGGGATATCGTCCTTCTATCATTCGGCACACAAGCCGATAAGAGTCAAAATCAAACTGAACATTAGTTCTATTCACTTTTACTTCCAATTCCAAGCAATCTTCCGGAACCAAATTGGAAAGCAATTTTGCAAACTTGCTCGGAAGAATAAATCCGGCGCGTTCCTTACGTGTATATGAAGCCGGCAGTTCAACCATTGCCAACCGACTGCCATCTGTACCTACATAAGAAGTCTTTTCCAAATCTATGTCAAAATAGACTCCGTTCATCGTAGGACGAAGTTCGTCATTTGCACTGCAGAACTGAACTTGGCGAACCCCATACAGCAAGTCATTACCTGATAGCAGAAACGAATGACTACTATCATCAATATTCATTTCCGGATATTGCTTGCCATCCTCAATAGGCATGGTGAATTTTCCGTTTGCGTACTTGACTACCATTTCCTTTTCATAAATGGAAATGGCTAAAGGCTGTTCGGACATTTCTTTTAAACCATCCAATAATGTCTTGGCACTTGCCAGAAAAGAACGGTTTACGAAATTTGCCTTGCCATCCACATTGGTAGATATGCGGCCACCTTCCTCACCGGCCGTTACTTGAATAAAGCCTGATTCGTCAATGACAAACAAAAAATTGTCATAAGCCGGCAATGTGTTCTTTGGCTGAATGATTCTGCCTACTGATTTCAGTTTGTCTAATAATGCTGTTTTTGAAACAAGTATTTCCATGTGTCATTTGTTTTATGGCACATAGCAAAGAGAAGAATGTGTTAGAAGTGAAAAATGCTGTTTTCAATATGTTATAAACAGCAAAAGCCGGATAAATTTAGTATTTTATCCAGCTCGTAACCAATTGCTCGGTGCAAATATAGAAAGAGTTTATTTCACAACAAACTTTTTCAGACTTTTTTTATTCATTTTTCTTCAAAAGGTCCAAAACAGCCCTATTTGCCTTGTCGCAAATGGAATAATCAATATCAATATAGATATCCGCCATTTTAAAATCATTGTTCACGTGCCCAAGGCAAAAATCAACATCCGCTTTGGCTATCCCGGCTTTATTTCTTGCTATACTTGCCCAACTATGGCGGGCCCAGTTGGTAGATAGTTGCACCCCTAATCCAAGCTGCTTGGAAACCAGCTTCAGTTCTTTATTGACCGCTTTCAGGAAATTATTATAGTCGGTATATCTCATACGGAAATAAGACAAGAATGTACCATTGCTATAATAATCAAGCAGAGGGCGCAACTCCGGTTCCACCCTTACAGATAAAGGTACATAACTCTTGTTGTCTATCGTCGTCTCTTTTGAGCGCCTATATTCAACCCTGCCGTAAGTCTCGTTGGCCAAAGAGAAAAAATCTTTCATGTTAATACCCATCAGGTAGAACAACATCATAAAGACATCACGTGCCATGGCTGTACGTGGATTATCAAACCGGGCATCCCTAATCCTTTTAATGGCATCTATCGGCAGGCTTTTCCGTTTCCGTATATACTCCGGTATCACAACACGGGAAAAAGGATTGTTCGGGATACGTATTATATCATAATCTTCATTATTGAAATGCTTCCTTGCTTTATTATATAAAGAACGAATACCGCGAAGGTAATTATTAACTGTACCCGGCTCCATTCTCCGCTGCACATCAGCCACCCCGTCAACTTTACTCCTCACTATGATTATCCGATTCTCAAGGTATTCTTTAAAACTTTCCAAGGTTTTCGATTTTATATCCTTGGCATCAATACGCTCAGAACCATAGAAAGCAATAAAAGCATTAAGGGATGACTCATACCAGTTGGCAGTCTTTCTTTTAACTGTTTTTGTTATAATTCCTCTTGCAAATTCCACAAAATCAATAAATTCACTTTCAGGAGAAGCTATTTTCAATACTTCTTCTTTTAACTCCGAACAGCTCATTTTTGCCGTTCGGGTACTGCCAAGCTTTATATATGCGCCACGATACTTCTGTACCAGATTGGTTATTTCATAGTTCAAATTCTCGCTATTAGCTGATAATGAAGATATTGAACCGTCCTCATTCATCAAATCAGGCTCTATGAAATATTCTGTAGGAATATACTGGGCCGAACTGTTATGATAGACCCTTATTTTAACATTGGTAGTGCCATCTTTTTTCAGATGACGGCCACCTTGAAACACCACTGCTTTAAATGTTGCCATACTTCATTTCCAAAATTGGCAGCATTGCATCGAAATGTTATAAGATAGTTATAAGAAAACCCACCCTTATTTGCATTTAAACAGGCTCAAATAAGAGCCGTTTGACAAAAAAGGACGAGCCGACGCAAAACGCATCAGCTCGTAACCAATAATTATTTCTTTAGTAATCAGCCTCATAGGAGGCTTTTGCTCGTGTGGGCGTTGACGGATTCGAACCGCCGACCCTCTGCTTGTAAGGCAGATGCTCTGAACCAGCTGAGCTAAACGCCCTTACACTTCCGTTTCAAAAGCGATGCAAAGGTACGGCATTTTTTGAAATCTGCAAACATTTATCGAATTATTTTTCAAACTTTTTATGTATAATTCCGTGAAGTTACTGATTATCAGCCCGCAAACTATAATTATTTTTTTCAGTCCCTACGTCGGATTACACGCGCCGGATTCCCGACTGCGATACTATCATCAGGAATATCTTTCGTCACGACACTTCCCGCTCCTATCACACAACGATCACCAATCGTCACACCGGGACATATAATAGCTCCGCCACCAATCCAGCAGTCCTCACCAACCGCCACCGGATAAGCGTATTCCTTGGAGCCTCTTCTTTCCAAATAATCCATCGGATGATGCGGTGTGTAAATCTGCACACAAGGCCCGATAAGCGTATGAGCACCAATCGTGATATATCCGCCGTCCAGAAATGTGCAGTTAGCATTGACAAACACATGCTCGCCTAGCTTGATTCCGTCCCCATGATCGCAATAGAAAGGCGGACAAATAACCGAAGTTTCAGGAATCCTCGGCACCAGTTCTTCCAGTAATTTCCTGTACCCTTCATCATACGTACTCATTCCCCGCATACGAGCCAACAATTTCTTGGCATGCTCAAAACGCACCTGCAACTCCGGCGAAGACATATCTGCCAACAGGCCGTTACGCATCTTTTCAACTTCCGTCATACTCTTTATCCTCCCTGACCATTAATAAATACAAACCGCCTCTCATCCGAAAGAGCCTCATCAAACTCGAAGCCTTCCCACGAAAATCCTTTCAAATCTTCCGGATTCTCTATTCCATTTTTCAAGATAAAACGCGTCATTTCACCACGAGACATCTTGGTATATATTACCACCGTAGCCAGTTTTCCGTTCTTCCACACATGAAATTCAGGGGTCACGACACGCACTTCTTTCTCCACCCGTTTCCAGTCAAACAAACTTTTCATTTCGTCACTGGCCAGATTGCATAAAATACCTCCCGCCTGTTTGATGTCTTGTATAAACGTATCCGTCAGGCGCGACCGCCAGTAAGAAAACATCGTCTGATTACCCAACTCCGGCAATACCACATCTCCTTCGAGACGATAGGGGCGAATCACATCCAGCGGACGCAACAAACCGTAACAAAAAGATGTCAGCCGCAAATGTTCCTGTGCATATTCGAGTTCTGAGGCAGAGAAGTCTTTCGGATTCAACCGCTTGAACACGATTCCCGTATAAGAGAACAAAGCCGGCAATTCCGGAGTTTCTTCCGCATGGAAAGCCTGATAACGCTTATAATTCTCTACTGCTATTTTAGCATTCACACGCAACAAACGTTCCAGATCGCCGACAGCAAACTGCGACATCTGCAAAGCTATCTCAGAGGCTTCCTTTTGAAAACGGGGAACCGTAGTCAAAGGAACCTTCACCTTTGAAACATCACTCATTGTCTTGGCACAAGATAAAAGCACAAGCATATTTCAACTACTAATTACAAGTTACTAATTACGAAGTAGCAAAGATAAAAAATAAAACAAGAAAACCCGCTATTAACAGGCTGTCAATAGCGGGCACTTATTAAGAATTATAATAGTTCTTATTTGTATTCCTGCCAGCTCTTAATCTGAATATCACTCAGCTTCAATTCACAGAACGCTTCGATAAAGGCACTTGCCAGACGGGCATTCGTAATCAACGGAATGTTATGATCGATCGCACCGCGACGGATACGATAACCATTCGTCAACTCACGTTTACTGTGATTCTTCGGAATGTTAACGATCAAGTCGAACTTGTGATCGGCAATCATCTTCATTACATTGTTTTCCGCACCCGGTTTTTCATCCGGCCAATAAACCGGAGTCGTATCTACACCGTGAGCATTCAAGAAGGCAGCAGTACCGGCGGTAGCATAAATCTGATATCCTTTGGCAAACAACATACGGCTTGCATCCAGCAAATCAACTTTAGACTTCATTGCTCCGGAAGAGAACATTACCGCCTTTTCAGGAATCTTAAAGCCGGTAGCAATCATTGAGTTCAGCAGTGCTTCGGAGAAATCATCACCGATACATCCCACTTCACCCGTAGAAGACATATCTACGCCTAATACAGGATCGGCCTTATGCAGACGTGAGAAGGAGAACTGCGATGCTTTCACACCGATCCAGTCAATATCAAAAGCCGATTTATCAGGACGCGAGTATGGAGCGTCAAGCATGATGCGGGTAGCCGTTTCGATAAAGTTACGTTTCAGTACTTTAGATACGAACGGGAAACTACGAGAAGCACGCAAGTTACATTCAATTACTTTCACCTCGTTATTACGAGCCAGGAACTGGATATTGAACGGACCGGAGATATTGAGTTCCTTAGCAATCTGACGGCTGATCTTCTTGATGCGGCGGGCAGTTGCAAAGTATATCTTCTGTGCCGGGAACACCAGTGTAGCATCACCGGAGTGAACACCCGCAAATTCTACGTGTTCAGAGATAGCATATTCTACCACCTCACCGTTCTGTGCCACAGCGTCGAACTCAATTTCTTTTGTATTCTCGAGGAACTGTGAAACAACTACCGGATATTCTTTAGATACTTCGGCAGCCATTTTCAGGAAGTTTTCCAATTCTTCATCATCATAGCAAACATTCATTGCCGCACCCGAAAGAACGTAAGAAGGACGAACCAGCACCGGATAACCTACTTTTTCCACAAAGCCTTTCACATCTTCGAGACTGGTCAGCTCCTGCCAAGCCGGCTGGTCGATACCCAGTTGGTCAAGCATTGCAGAGAACTTGTTACGGTTTTCAGCACGGTCGATAGAGATCGGCGAAGTACCCAACACAGGAACCGACTGACGATAAAGTTTCATAGCCAAGTTGTTCGGAATCTGTCCGCCTACCGACACAATCACACCGCGAGGTTGTTCGAGGTCAATCACATCGAGCACACGTTCGAACGAAAGTTCATCGAAGTACAGACGGTCGCACATATCATAGTCAGTAGAAACCGTTTCAGGGTTGTAGTTAATCATGATAGACTTGTATCCCAGTTTGCGGGCAGTCTGAACCGCATTCACCGAACACCAGTCAAATTCAACAGAGCTACCGATACGGTAAGCACCCGAACCCAGCACGACTACTGATTTTTCATTCTTATAATAGTTCACATCATAACCTTCCACTGCATACGTCATATACAGATAGTTAGTCAGTTCCGGATGTTCGGAAGCAATCGTATTGATGCGTTTTACTGCCGGAAGAATCCCCATAGCTTTACGATGAGCACGTACAGCCAAGTTTTCTTTCTCCATGTTTCCAGTCGGGTTCAGTACGAAACGTGCAATCTGGAAGTCAGAGAAGCCTAAGATTTTAGCTTCACGCATTACGTCAGCCGGAATATCTTCCACCTTATTATATGTAGACAATTTAGCTTTGTAGTCAACGATGTTCTTCAGTTTGCCGAGGAACCAAGGATCGATCTTTGTCAGTTCATGGATACGGTCAATCGTATATCCTTCTTCCAAAGCCTGTGCGATAGAGAACACACGCAAGTCAGTCGGGCGGGAAAGTTCTTTATCAAGGTCATCAAAATGCAGTTCGTCATTTCCTACAAAGCCGTGCATGCCTTGTCCGATCATACGAAGACCTTTTTGGATGATTTCCTCGAAAGAGCGACCGATAGACATGATTTCACCTACCGACTTCATGCTTGAACCGATTTCGCGGGAAACACCGGCAAACTTCGTCAAGTCCCAACGAGGAATCTTACAGATATAGTAGTCGAGTTGCGGAGCAACATAGGCAGAATTCGGAGTACCCATTTCGCCGATCTGGTCGAGTGAATAACCCAACGCGATCTTAGCGGCAACGAATGCCAGCGGATAACCGGTAGCCTTGGAAGCCAATGCGGAAGAACGGCTCAGACGAGCGTTCACTTCGATCACACGGTAATCATCCGTATCTGAGTTGAACGCATACTGGATATTACATTCACCTACAATGCCCAAGTGACGGATACATTTTGTAGACAATTCCTGCAACAGTTTCAGTTCTTTATCGTCGAGAGAGCAAGTAGGAGCTACAACGATAGATTCACCGGTGTGGATACCCAGCGGGTCGAAGTTTTCCATGCTGGCAACTGTGAAACAGTGGTCGTTGGCGTCGCGGATAACTTCAAATTCGATTTCTTTCCAGCCTTTCAGGGATTCTTCCACCAGGATTTGTTTGGAGAACGCGAAAGAACTTTCGGCCAGTTTCAGGAATTCTTCTTCGTTGGCGCAGATACCGCTACCAAGCCCACCCAATGCATAAGCCGAACGTACCATTACCGGATAACCGATCTTACGTGCAGCAGCAATCGCGTCTTCCATGCTTTCTACCGCCTGGCTTACCGGAGTCTTCATATTGATCTCGTCCAGCTTCTTCACGAACAGGTCGCGGTCTTCTGTGTACATGATAGCCTCTACCGATGTACCGAGTACTTTCACTCCGTATTTATCAAGAATACCTTGTGTGTAAAGCTCAGCACCGCAGTTCAGTGCAGTCTGTCCGCCGAATGCCAGCAGGATACCGTCGGGGCGTTCTTTCTTGATAATTTCTTCTACAAAATAAGTAGTTACGGGAAGGAAATACACTTTATCTGCAATTCCTTCAGAAGTCTGAATGGTTGCGATGTTCGGGTTTACCAATACTGAGCTGATGCCTTCTTCTTTCAAAGCTTTCAGTGCTTGTGAGCCTGAGTAGTCAAATTCTCCGGCTTGTCCGATTTTGAGTGCTCCAGAACCCAAAACGAGAACTTTCTTGATTTCCTTTTCCATTTCTTTTGTTG